TCTTCCACTGAAGTAAGTTTGGTTACCAAAGTTAACCGAGTACACCATTCGTCGGCTGTTGTTTCGGCCGACGGGCGATTGTTTCCTCCTTCGCGCCATAACATCCACGTCGTATGGAGTAAATGAATTTGAGGCGAAGGAGAATCGGCAGCGTTGTTGTCCATCTGTCGTCTGTATTACTTATAGTTATAGTTAAATAAACTTAGCCTATATTTAAAAGATGCCGAAGTCTCCCCCTCTTTCTACGACTTATTCGCATCTTCGCGATGCCGATATTCAGTTTGACGAGTCTATCCATATTTATACGGTCAAAGGGTGTTCGAGTTACACGTCCGCGACCACGTGGGTAGGTTCTTTGTTTCCCTCGTTTGATTCCGATTTGGTTATTACTAAAATGATGGCTTCTAAAAAATGGCCTCAGAGCCCTTATTTCGGTAAAACTCGGCGAAATATTAAAGAACAGTGGAAACGTGGTGGACACCAAGCCGCTTTAGCGGGTACGGCGATGCACGATACAATTGAACAGTTTTACAATAATCGGGAAATTGAGATTGATTCGCTCGAACTAGAGTTTTTTATGGACTTTGACAAGGCTATAGGGAGTCAGCTGACTCCTTACCGGACAGAATGGAGAGTGTGGGATAGCGATCTTCGAATCGCGGGGACTGTCGACATGCTTTTTGAGAATCCCGACAAAACTTTATCGCTTTATGATTGGAAACGGTGCAAACTTATCAAAAAAGACAATCCGTGGGAATCGGCTTCGGTTCCTTGCATTGCCCATCTTCCTAATAGTAACTACTGGCATTATGCACTTCAACTTAATATGTACAAATTTATTTTGGAAAAGAATTACAAAAAGAAAATAAAAGAGATGTTTTTAGTGTGTATGCATCCTAACAACGCGAACCAGTCTTTTATTCGGTTAGAAGTTCCAACTTTGAAATCAGAAATGGAAAATTTGATTAGTTTGCGTCTCCAATCTCACAATTTATCCGAACAAATTAGCCATAATTAACGAAGCAATCGCTGGGACAATCGTATAACTGCTTTTACTACCAAATCGAGATTCCGCCTTTAAAAACTTTAAAGATTTGGTTAGAGATTTTATTTTTAATAAAATATAAAATATAATAATAATATTTATAAATGCCTAAACAACTCGGAGTCGCTGCAGCTCTGGCTGCATTTCCCATTACTGGAGTATTCGGAGCGGATAAATATTATGTTTCAACAGAGGAAAATGGGGCGTGGAAGTTGGGCCTTGCTCAAACAATTTTGTCTTTTCTTATCATTGGATTAATCATTTCTGTGCCTTGGATGTATCTTTCTACAATTGTTTTGATTATAGCTATTTTGTGGGGAGGTATACCTTCTCTATATCCTTCAGTAGACTGGGCTCCTATCTCTTCGACGGATAAGATAGTGGCCTGGGTTATTGTGGGCCTTTATATAATATCCCTGATAAGTTACATTATCAAAAAACAAACAGACTCATATCGGATATGCAAAAATTGCAACGAGAAAAATAAGAATTGCAAATGTAAACCAAAAAAATAAAAAATATAATTTAACAATTTATCCGAACAAATCAGCCATAATTAACGAAGCAATCGCCGTGGCAATCGTATAACTGCTTTTTACTACAAAATCGGGGGTAATGGAGATTCCGCCGATTGTAAAATAAAGCGGGTTTGAGTCCAAATAGTCAAGCCACTTTTGTCTGCCTCCTATTTCTTCGTAATCATGCGTGGAGGTGTCGCCGTTTTGGGAATAAATGAAAATATTTTTCAATATCTCGGTTGCAAAATTCACTTTCGCAATGTTCCGAAGAAGGATACCCACAACCGTTAAACTGCCTACCAGTCCGACGATGGGGTAAATAAAAATCCAGCCACAAGTGTGCGGTGTTTTTCCGCATTTTATCATGGAATAATGAATTAGAACAATATTCGAAATAATAATTTGGGTAGTAGAAAACAAGACCAGCAAAACTGGAGTCGACCAAACAAAACTGACTGCCAAACATCTTTGTTGAATTTGCAAATATTCTTCCCGCATTTGTTTAATAATAGAAGGATTAGAGGTTCGACTCGATTTCATAAAACGCGTACGCATTTTTTTGGTATATTCCAAAATAATGAATCGAAGTTGATAAAATCCAATCAGCATGGTTATTCCGCCGGTAACTATAATTATCATGGCGAGGTACTGGCTAAAAAGATTAAGGAATCCGTAAAAGACAATCGGTCGCGAATCGAAACTTTGGGGGAGATTTAAAATCGATTGGGGAAGAGATTTTATTACTATATGGCTCGTTATGACGGTACTCCAAATTCCGAAAATCCAACCGATCCGGGTCTTCCACCAAGCGCAATAATTTTTAAAGCGGAAGTATCCGTCGTGTGTTTCCAAGTTTTGTAAATATAAATATTTAAGATTGCTTTTAATAAGGCGGAAATGGGTAGAATGGTCGAGACACCAGAGCAGAGACGGGCAGTTACAGGGAGGGTTTGTAAAGGAGTCGTCGTTTAATAGCTCGTTGGTAATAATAATTGACGAATTAGTTAGTTGTTGACTCTGAATCCAGATACTCCAATAGCCCACAGCTACTGCACTATAAAAAAGAGAGTATTGTAACCCAAAACCTCTATAAAAATCGATTCCTTGTTCTAATATACCTAAATACACATATATAAATATATTATAAATTAATAACGGAATTATTAGAACAATTATATAAGGGTGGGTTAAGATGCGGAGGAGCCAGATTAACCGGGGAATTAGTTGTTGGATGGTGCACTGAGAATGAGTCGGGGGAGAAGTGAGGTCGATGGAAGACATTTGTGTATTTTTAGATGTATAGTTTAATTTAATTGAGAGTTGGATTTCTACAAAAAATTGTAGAAATGGGTTTTCGCTATCTAATTAATCCAGTTCTTCTATTTTAGGGTCGTCGTCAGGCGTTGGCGTTGGCGTTTCAGGCTGGGCCTCTGGCTGAGTCTGATATAATTTACTGATAATAGGGGTACAGATGTTCTCTATTTGCTGTTTTTTAGTTTTATATTCTTCGACCTCGGCATTCGGATTGGAGTCGATCCACTCCGTCGTTTCCTTGAGAGCGGTTTCAATTTTTTCGACCTCGTCTCCAAGCTTGTCTTTTCCTTCTTTGTTAAGCATTCCTCGTAGACTATAGACGTAGTTTTCGAGTTCGTTTTTCCCGTCGATTTTTGCCCGGTGGGCGTCATCGGCCTCTTTGAAAAGCTCAGCGTCGGCGATCATTTTTTCAATCATTTCTTTGGATAAACGCTTGTTGTCGTTGGTTACTGTTATCGTGTTTGATGCCCCCGACCCTTTATCGTTGGCACTGACGTTCAAAATACCGTCGGCGTCGATGTCAAACGATACAGTAATCTGAGGAACACCGCGGGGGGCCGGAGGAATCCCTTTCAAGTCGAACTGACCGAGAAGGTTGTTGTCGCGGGTAAACGCCCGTTCGCCCTCGTATACTTGGATTAAGACTCCGGGTTGGTTGTCTGCATAAGTTGAAAAAATTTGCTCCTTTTTACAAGGAATAGTCGTGTTGCGTTCGACGAGTTTCGTCATTACTCCTCCGGCAGTTTCGATTCCGAGAGAAAGGGGGGCTACGTCTAACAACAAAACGTCGGGCGTCGACCCAGACCCGTCGGGACTGAGAAGAGCCGCCTGGACTGCGGCGCCGTAAGCGACTGCTTCGTCTGGGTTAATGCTCTGACATAATTTTTTTCCGTTGAAAAACGTACGGAGGAGCTCTTGGATTTTCGGGATTCGCGAACTCCCGCCGACGAGCACGATTTCGTCCACATCTTTTTTTGACAATCCGCTGTCGCGGAGGACTTTTTCGACTGGCGGAATACAGTCTCGGAAAAAGCTTCCACACAAATCTTCGAATCGAGCGCGGCTTAAGGTTGAATGGAAGTCGATTCCTTCAAAGAGCGAGTCGATTTCCACTGTAGTTTGGTGAGATGAGGACAAGGTTCGTTTGGCCCGTTCGCATTGGGACCGTAACCGACGGAGAGCTCGGGAACTTTGTTTAATATCACGCTTGTGCTTTCGCTTGAATTCTTCACAAAAATGTTGCACGAGCCGGTTGTCAAAGTCTTCGCCTCCTAAATGCGTGTCTCCTGCGGTCGCCTTTACTTCGAATATTTCTTCGTCGATGGTTAATAGCGATACATCAAACGTTCCGCCGCCCAAATCAAACACCAATACATTTTGTTCTGTGTTGCTGCTTTTTTTGTCCAGTCCGTAAGCAATCGCAGCTGCTGTGGGTTCGTTTATTATTCGCTTTATATTTATTCCGGCGATTGTTCCCGCGTCTTTGGTTGCCTGTCTTTGGGCGTCGTTGAAATAAGCCGGGACAGTAACCACGGCATTTTCAACAGGTTTTCCCAGATACGTTTCAGCGATTTCTTTCATCTTGGTGAGAACCATTGCCGAAATTTCTTCGGCATGGAACGTCTTCGATTCTCCTTTGTACTGGACTTTGATGGCTGGAACATCATTGTCTTCTTCTATTAGACGAAAAGGCCACAATATACTGTCAGCTTTTACACTTTGGTCGCTAAACTTGCGGCCAATTAAACGCTTTGCATCAAAAACAGTATTTTCGGGGTTTAATGATGATTGATTTTTTGCACTTGTTCCGACTAATCGTTCGTCAGCGGTAAAAGCCACGTATGAAGGGGTCGTCCGTTCGCCCTGTTCGTTGGCGATAATTTCGACCCCCCCGTCTTTCCATACACCGACACAACTGTAAGTCGTTCCTAAATCAATTCCTATTGTCGCCATTTAGTTTTGTTTTATTTCTTTTTAATAAAAAATAAAACATTAAATCAATTTTGTTCATTTTAAACCTCAGGAATACCGTTAGCTGGATGCAGAGACGCGATTTCGATTTTGTTGAGCACTGTGCTTCGCCCAGAAGGGTTTTGGGAATAAATCTTTTGGGCGTTTGCTAAACACTCGTCGGGAATTGGAGGGGCGCTACTGTCGCGGACTAAGATGAGTTCGTGAGTCATG